TATGGCCGCCACGATTAAAGCACCCGTTATTTTTACCGCAAATGACAAACTTAGTCCTACTTTAAGGCGCATGAGTGCCAACGTGCATGGCTTCGCTTCTAAAGCTTCCGTAGGTATTGCAAGGGTAGAACATAGATTTAATAGATTACTGAGTCCTATAAGAAGGGCGCAGCGTCAATTAGGTCAATTTGGTTTATTAGCTGGAGGTTTTTTAGCGTTTGCAGTTTTTAAAGGGATTACGGATTTTGAAGAGGGTTTAGTTGGCGTTGGTAAAACCACAGGGACAAGCGGTCAGGAACTAAAGCAATTAGGAGCGGATTTTATAGATTTGTCAGATAGTATGCGGGGGGTTTCGACCGAATCACTATTGGAACTTGGTGAAACCGCTGGGCAATTAGGTGTTACGGGTTCTGAAAATATCTTAAAATTTTCAGGCACAATGGCGATGCTTGAGAAGTCATCTGATGTTGCAGGTCAAGAAGGAGCGGCTAGTATTGCCAGACTGCTCACGATAACAAAAGAAGGACCAGGGGTTATTGACAAATTTTCATCTGCTTTGGTTGGATTGGGTAATAATTCAGCAGCCACAGAGTCAGAAATACTTTCTGTTGCTAGTGAAGTTGGTAAAAGCACCACTGCTTTTGGACTCAAATCAAAAGAAATACTAGGATTATCAACAGCTTTAAAGTCTTTAAACGTTGCTCCAGAAGCTGCGGGAACGGCAGTTGGAAAAGTATTTAGAGGAATTGAAAAAGCAACTTTAGACGGCGGAAAAAGCCTTCAAACTTATGCTAAAATAATGGGTAAAACATCCGAACAGGTTGTTGAAGATTTTGGCAAAAATCCAACAGAATCTTTTTTAAGCTTTGTTGGAGGTTTGGATAGAATTAAAAAAGAAGGCGGTTCAGTTGCGCAAGCTTTAAGGAACGCAGGACTAGGCGGAGAGATGGTTTCTAAAGGAATAGTTCCTTTGTCTACAAACTTTGAAATGCTTAACAATAAAATGGCTTTGTCTGATGTTGAATTCGAAAAAAACACAGCATTAAACGATGAGTATGCGGCCGCTACAAAAACAGTGAACACGGCTCTAGCTGATGTGATAAAATCATTTACTAATTTAACCTTAAAAACCGCAACCGCTGGAAGTGGTTTAGAAACCTTACAAACTGCTTTGTTTTTTGTTTCTGATAACATGGAAACCTTAGTTGTCGTCGGTGCAGCTTTAGCTGTAACAATACTATTAATTAAAGGATTAATAATTGGTTTAAAAATAGGTCTATTTGCTTACAATGTAGTGATGGGAATAAATACCGCAATTACTCAAACAAATAAAAGAGCTGTAATAAAGAACGCTGTGGCTCAAGGAGCTTACAGAACCGCTATGTTTCTAAGTACGGCAGCTACCTATTTAGCAAATTCGGCATTTGTTGCTTTGGCAATTTCTGTAATAGCAGCTACATGGCCAATACTCGCTATAATTGCCGCTGTTGTGGGGTTGGCTTATTTCTTTTTGTATTTGGATGAGATAATCGCTTTTTTCAAAAAGAAATTTTTAGAAAGTTTAATTTTAATATCAAAGGCATTTTTCAAAATGGTAAACTTTTTTAAGAAATTTGATTTTATAGACTTCTTTAAAGGAATTGGAAACGCTATCATAACTTATTTTTTGAGTCCAATAAAAAATGTTTTATTTCTCGTTTCTCAATTACCTGGCAAATTAGGAGCTTTGGCCAGCGTTGGACTTGATGAGCTTAATGAACTTGAAGCCAATTTTAATTTCGATAGAACGGGAGATGAAAGCGGTGTATTACCTAGTAGCGCTCAAGCAGCAAGTCAACAAACAACCGAAACAATTAGAGATAGCAACGTTAGAATTGATGTAAGGGATAAGGGCGGAAACGTTGAGAAAGTATTTCAAGATGGAACAGCTATTCCAATAAGTATGCAAAATACCGTAGGAGTTTTAAACTATGGTAATTAAATATAAAAAAGATAAGCCATGTCAACAAAAGATATAAATTTATTTGAAAGCGGATCAGGTGGCGAAATGAGAATCTTAAATTCTGATTTACTGCTAACGGAAACCATTTACCAAACTATTTATCTGTCTCTTTATGGTGGTAATGTCGAGCAAGACACAAATAATGAAGAAAGCAATTTAAAAGAAAACTTTGATTATTGGGGCAACCAATTATTCTATTCTAACAATCCAGATAAATGGTTTAATTCGCAAACTGAGAGAACTTTATCAACCGTTGCATTAAATGGAGAGGGTAGAAAATTAATAGAAGATGCGGTCAATGCTGATTTGCAATTTCTTAACAATGTGGTTAATTTTACAGTCGAGGTAAACATCACATCAAGCAACAAAGCAGAGATATTAATATTTATTTCAGAGTTTCAAAACCAGGCGGATAGACAGTTAAAAATGGTTTGGGAAAATTCCAGAAATGAGTTAGTAATTCAAGAAATAATATGACAACAATACAACAATTACAGGAACAAATAAGCAAGGATCTTAGAAACCGATTAAATATATCAGATGATAAATTAAAGAAAGTTTTAGACGCTTTATCTGGTGTTTTAGCCGCTCAATTTAAACTAGCTTATTTGGGACTAGAAGATGCTCAAAGAAACTTATACCCAGATACAGCCGACACTTTTGAGAACGGCGGATCACTCAATCGATTAGGTCGTATTTATCTTAATAGAGATATAAGGCCAGCCACTTCGGCAATTTATAGAGTTGATGTAACAGGTGTAGAAAACAGCGTTTTGCGGTCTGGATTAACTTTTAAATCAAATGAAGATTCCGCAAACGCTGGAAAACTTTATATATTAGAAAATGAATACACGTTAACCGGTACGAATGATTTAATTACCATTAGATCCATTGGTGGAGGATTAACTTATTCTCAAGACAATAATAATAGCCTAACGATTACCGAACCCGTTATTGGCGTCGACAAAACAGTAACGATAAACAAAAACAGCTTTGTTTCTTTTACCGAGCCAGTTGCTTCGGAAACTACACAAGAGTTTAGAAATGCTATTCTTAATGCTATTCAATTGGAGCCACAAGGAGGATCAAAAGCCGACTATCGTCTATGGTCCTCTGATGCTGCTGGCGTTCGTTTTGTATATCCATATCTAAAAGATAGTGACAGCGGAACCGTTCAAATATTTGTAGAATCCTCTGGAAATGGTGGCGTTCCAAATCAAACTATTTTAGACGAAGTTGAAGAGGTTAATAATTTTGATCCAGATGAAACAAGACCTTTGCAAGAGAGAGCAAGGAGACCAATACAGGCTAATTTAGAAGTTTTGCCAGTTGATCCCATAAATGTTGAAATTAATATTATTGGTTTAAACGATAGTAGCACAGCGATAAGGGAATCAATAGAGCTTAATTTAATAGCTTTTTTGAGAAATATTAGACCATTTGTTGATGGTGCTGATCTTATTAGAAATAAGAATGATATTTTATTCAGTGCAAAATTACAGGGCGTTGTTACCGACGTTTTAAGCTCTGATAACTTTTTCAATGATTTTAATATGCTGGTTCGTGGTATTTCTGAAACAAGTGTCATTTTCGCAAGGGAAAAAATACCTAATCTCATAAATGTAAATTACTTATGATAGATGAAAAGACGCAGCATGGTGTTAATTCTAGCTATGGATTAAGTACATCTCACAAATATCCAGCAAGTTCTTTGCAAACTGAGGATGATATAATTGATTTAGAACTATCTAATTTGGTTAGCCAATTATATCCAACGGGTAGAGCCTTTTATGGACCAAAAGGAGGAGCCTTTGATTTATTGCATCAAGCAATAAATACTAGTTTTGTTAGATTTGTAAATGAATACACCAACCTAATTGATTCTAGCATTCCAGACAATGAAAAATTTACAAAACAGGACGCTTCATTTCTTGAATATAAATACGGATTAAGCAATAGGTCCCAAACTGATTTAGAAAATAGAAAAGCTGGATTAAGAAGAAAAATAGGGCATCCAAACAACATAAAACCAAGACAATCGAGAGGTTTCATAGAAGATCAATTAAGACTATCAGGTTTTAACGTTCGAGTTTTTGAAAATACGCCACCTTATAAAACACCTTTAGAAGTTGGCGGAACGGTGGTAGACACAACCCAACACGCAGACGACACGCAACATGGGGATGGCACTTTTCATGGAGGGGTAACTTTTCAAGTAATTGCAAATAAAATCGATGCTGATGAGTCTTATGGTGTTGGTGCTAACTTATGGGCGAGCTTTTTTATTTGTGGAGAAAACTTAGGAGAAAACGCAATTATTGAAGAAAATAGAAGGCAAGAATTTAGAGAATTAGTTTTAAAATTAAAACCAGCTCATTTGGCTGCTTATATTTTTATTAACTTTACAAATACAAATGTAAGAACATAAATAAAAAAAAATGGCTAGAGATAAATTAACATTACAGGAACAAATAGATAATTCAGACCCATCAAATTATCTAAACGGTAGGATAAAAGATAACACAGGAGCTGGAGGTGGTACACCTGTAAATGAAAGAGTTTACGGAGATATTCATCAATTCTTTGCAAAGCTTATGAATTTGGCTGGTTTAGGCTTTACT